ACTGCAATTTATACCCATATTTCGCACAATGTTGTCAGTAAAATTCAATCACCAATAACTCAAATAAATTTATAATAGACACTCAAATATTCACCATGCGAAACTCTAACAGTAAAGACATAGTTATTCACTCCCTTGTTGACAAAAAACAAAACAAAGCGGATTCAAAGATTGCTAAATACGATTATTGTGAGGAGTTAAGCATAAAAGAAAAAAAGGCTTTAAAACTAACTGAACTCAGGGCGAAGCAACTTAAAAAAGAGCAAAAAGGCCAATGGGTTAAAATCGTAACTGAACACGGTAAATTTCAAATCTTTATTCCAAAAGGTAAGAACATTGAAAAGATGAAAAATCAATTTATTGAAAAATTGAGCAAAAGACGTTAAAAAATCGTATAATATACAAAAATTCAAAGCATGACACTCCCTGTCCTTTTAGTAGCTGATTCAGAGGCTGAATTTAATAACACAATAGCAATCTGGGAAGCATTGGCCGAAAAGCCGCTTGTTCCAGGTCAGCCTGATTATTTGTTGGCTTCAATTCTGGCCTATCAAAAATACTTATTGATTCAACGCTGCAATGCTGCTTTTATCAATATGCTGTTGGATTTCGCAGCCGCTCCAAATCTGGATTATATTGTCGCACTTCTTGGAGTTGTCAGAACTTCAGCACAACCGGCTACATGCAGCCTGAAATTCATTCTTGTTTCAGGGCATGGTTCAGTTACCATACCAGCCGGAACCCGTGTAAGTAGTTCAGATGGAAAGGCTGTGTTTGCCGTTGATGAAGATGCTCTTGTTCTTTCCGGTACTGATGATGCTACAACATTTGCCACATGTCAAACCGATGGAATTATCGGCAACGATTATGCAATTGGAACGGTAAATACTATAATGGACGTTCAGCCGTGGTTATCAACTTGCGAAAACGTTGATATAACAGCATCCGGAGTTGATACTGAAACTGATGAAGAGCTGAGGCAAAGGGCTAAACTTGCACCTTCTTCATTTTCAGTTGCAGGCCCCCGCGATGCTTATATTTACTTCACAAAATCAGTATCACCATTGATTTGCGATGTAGCTGTTATTTCTTCAACTGAAGATATCAGCGTACCGCCTGGAGAAGTTGACATTTACCCGCTTTTAGACAATGGAAATGTTCCAAACAGTTCAATGATAGCTTTGATACAATCAACGCTTTCGGCTGATACAATCAGGCCGCTAACTGACACTGTTGTTGTTTCGGCTCCTACTCAGGTTGATTTTGAAATATCACTGAATGTAACTAAATTAAGTTCATATCCTGAATCTGCAGATTTCATAATTGATGCAATAAACCTTATTTTAATTGATTACAGAGTTGCCAAACTCGCAAAATTAGGACAGGATATTGTTGCAACCGAAATTGAAAAGCTCTGCAAAATTGACGGGGTTTATGATCTGGATTTAACCATAACACCTCCGGCTGGAAGGGATTTAACAGGAAGAAACCTTGTTTTGAATCCTTCTGAATTTGGTTATCTAAGTATGTTTTATGTAGCAGTAACAGGGGAAAACAATGGATAATTATAACCTTTTTGACGTTTTCAGCAAAACAGCCGATCAGCTTTTCAGGGATGTTGATTTGTCCCCTGCTATGATTTACCTCGTTGATACTGTAAATGTAAACGCTTTGCCGTTTCTTGCTACTCAATTTGACGTTGAAGGCTTCAAAGGCTGGAATCTGGCAACAACCGAAACCCAAAAAAGAGAGCTGATAAAAACAGCAATCGAAATCAAAAGGCATTTAGGCACTCCATATGCAATTAAACGTGCTTTGCTGGCAATTGGATTTGATAAGGTTACTATTCAGGAGGGTGTAATTGTAGGTGATGTTTTTATTTACGATGGAACTTATATACACGATGGAGAAGTTCTACACGGAGGTGCAAACTGGGCTTCATTTAGTGTTTCTATTTCCGTTCCTGATGTTTCATTAGTAACCGTTGAAACAAAGGCTTTAATCATTCAATTGATAAATTACTATAAAAATCAAAGGTCTTTACTCGTTGAAGTGATATATGAAGATGATAATCTTTATTATTACGATGGAACCGAAATTCACGATGGAACAATAATTCATTAATCAAAATAAAATGGCAAATTTAACCGAAACAAAAACATTTGATGCAGGAATTTACCGGATTGAAACAACCGATCAGGTTATCGGAGGGGAAACCGGAATATCAAACAAATCCGCAAAAGGATTAGCAAACCGGACAAAATACCTGAAAGAGCGTATCACCTCCGGCATAATTGCTAAATCCGGATTAACGACCCGTGTAACTCACGATATGAACATTCCGGCAGCAAATCAGTGTATTCAATTAACGTATCGATATACAGAAGAAACAGAAGGTACATTTAGCGCACTTGGAGTTTTCGGAACTCCAGATGTTAATTACTTCGATATTTACTCAAATTATCCGGCAGCTGTCATTATTAGCTGGACGTTGATAGATACGCGATAAATGGCCGGAATAGTTGCTATCACATACGAGGGTAAGCAGTCGGTAAAAGACATTCAAAGAAAGTTCAAAGATCATTTGAGCCAAAAGGAAATTCTTAAATCGACTGCTTATGCTATTAACATGACAGCAAAGCGGGTGCAAGGCCACATCAGGCAGCAAATCAGGAAAGAATACACCATAAAAAACAAATACCTTTCTGATAAAAAGAACGACTTTGCAAAGATTTCAAAAATGGCAGCCGGTCAGCAAAACAGGCTTTATGCTCATGTGAGTTTCAGTTATAAGACTGTGCCAATGATAGCGTTTAAGCATACCGGAACGCCTGGGAGTAAAAGACCTGTAACAGTCACTATAAAGAAAGGCCAAACAAAAGTATTTAAACATGCTTTTGTCAGAGTAATGAGATCAGGCAGAGAAGGTATATTTGCGCAAGGGAAGTATGCAGATAAGAAGTTCAGTTATGACAAGGATTCGAAGACTATAACAGAACTCAAAACAGCATCCCCATTTACAATGACATTCAATAAAGAGATTCAGCCTAAGATTAATACCTATGTAGCCAAAGAATTGCCTGGAAGATTGCAAGCTATGTTAGAAAAGAAGTTGAAGAAGATGAGTAATTAATACTATGTAATCAAAAGCATACCATTAGAACTGCTTAGATTCAATCCAATGAAAGCCACTGTAACAAGGTGGCTTTTTGCTTTGTATGCCTTTCATGTTATCACATAACTATCACATTAATAGTGTGATATGTTTGTGTATTGGTTGCAATAGGCTTGTTAATGTATATGTAACATATTGGTTCATAGGTTCTTCCGGCAGGATATGAGGACAGGTGGCCACACTGTCACTTTATCGCTAGTTGTAATTTTGCCAACTGTCCGAAATGTTACGGACATGTCCGAATTTATTTGTACTATTTAGAAAAATATATTTATGAATGATGAAGATATAATTTCAGTCAGTGCATTCGCCCGAAAGCTGGAAGTTGATGAGAAGTTAATAAGGCGCGGAATTGCAAACGGGAAGTTAAAGGATGGAGTTATCACTATAAAAGGAAAGTCAAAGATCATTTTAAGTGTTGCTTTGATTGAGGCAAAGAAAGCCGGAATAGGGTTAAGACTTTCAACCAATAAAATAGATAAACCTCAAAAGAAACAAACTGTTTCAAAACCTGAACCTGTTAAACAAACAGCGAAACCAAAACAGGCAAATGCAAGTATTGAAGATTTTGAAATAAATGACAACTTCAATCCGGATCAGGAAAGTTTAACTTATGCTGATGCTCTGAAGAAAAAAGAAAACTACATAGCCGGAATCAAGAAACTTGAATTCCTTGAAAAAAGAAAAACCCTTGTAAATAAAACTGAGGTTTATTCTCAGTTGTTCGATTTCGGAAAAGAAATAAGATCGGAATTTGAATCACTACCTGGAAAGATTGGCGCAAAATTAGCAGCCTGCGGAGGTGACAGTTCAAAGATTTCGGAAACACTGGCCAATGAGATACGCAATTCACTTAGTAAACTAATCGATAACCTTTCAAATAAACCGTTAACCAAATGACACTCGAACTATTAGAAGGATTATTTGAAGGGCTAAAACCCACCGAAATATTAACCGTTTCGGAATGGGCTGAAAAACACCGTTACCTCTCCCCTGAAGCCTCTTTTCTTGGTGGTGCATTATATCAATGCTCTGTAACTCCCTATGCAAAAAAGATCATGGATAGCCTTTCGGCTTACTCCCCGTATCAGGAAATAATTTTTTGTAAATCTTCCCAAACAGGAGGAACCGAAATAGGGAATAATTGGCTTGGTTACATAATTCATATTTGTCCGGCTCCGGTGCTTATGCTTATGCCTACAGATTCAACCGTTGAAAGGAATAGCAAGATCAGGATTGACCCTATGATTTCACACAGCGAAGTATTGAGAACCCGGGTAGGTGACAAAAAAAGCAGGGACGGTGATAATACCATAAATCAAAAACGTTTCCCTGGAGGCGTTCTTTACATGGGAGGCGCAAATTCACCGGCTGTTTTAAAATCTATTCCGGTCCGTTTCGTCATGCTTGATGAGGTTGACGAATACCCGACAAATTTAGGAGGCCAGGGTTCAGCTGATGGACTGGCAAAGGTAAGGACCCGAATGTTTCCAAATCGGAAAATTTATTATGTCAGCACTCCAACCGTGGAAGGTCAGAGCCTTATCATGCGTAAATTTCAGGAAACCGATCAGAATTATTATGAAGTTCCCTGTCCGTTTTGCGGAGGCTTCCAAAGGCTTATTTTCGGCCAGCTAAAAGTAAATGAAGAAAATGACGAAGAAGTGAAATATGAATGCATTCACTGTAAAGCCTTAATTGATGAAGTTTATAAAACTGACATGCTGGCAAAAGGCGAATGGATGCCGTCAAACCTTGCGAAAGTAAATAACAGGCGAATAGGTTTTCATATCAATTCCCTTTACTCACCTTCTGCATTTTTCAAATGGTCTGAAATAATTGAAGCATACAGGGGAGCAGAGAAGGATCCTAACGAAATGAAAGTTTTCGTAAATACTATTCTGGGCGAAACCTGGGCCGAAGAATCAGAAGCTCCAGCATGGGAAAACATTTACAACAGGCGCGAACTTTACGAACAAAACAAACCGCCTTTGCCTGTTTGTTTTCTCACTTGCGGAGTCGATGTTCAAAAAGATCGTTTAGAACTCGAAATTGTAGGATGGTCAAAGGACAAACAAAGCTATTCAATTGACTACCGTGTGTTAATCGGGAAACCTGTTTTACCTGAAGTATGGCTCGAACTCGAAAAGATACTTTCCGAAACATGGATAAGGCCGGACGGGGTGGAACTGGGTTTAAAACTCATGGCCATTGATAGCGGTTATTCAACTGATGAGGTTTATTCTTTTTGTCGCAGATTTCCATCAAACAGAGTTATTCCGGTTAAAGGTAGTGATTCATTAGGGATTGCAATTGCACCTCCTAAAGCTATTGATTTGAATCACAGAGGGAAAAGGATTGGCCGGATTAAAGTCTGGCAAGTAGGAGTATCTTTTCTAAAAAAAGAATTTTACTCTTGGCTTGGAATCGAAAAAGGCGAAGCACTTGAACGTCCTTGTTATTGCCACTTTCCGCAATATGGCGAAACGTATTTCAGAGGTTTAACGGCTGAAGATTGGATTCCGGCAAAACGACAATGGAAAAAACGCTTTGAACGGAATGAACCTTTAGATACTCGTATTTATGCCCGTGCCGCTTCCGTGGTTGTTGGACTTGACCGTTTGAAACCTGAACAGATAGCCGCTTTAGCCGGAACTACAAAAGCAATTGTAAAACCAGAAGCACCGAAAGAGGAAAAGAAAAAACGGAAAATAGATTCAATATGGTAAACGTTATATTTTTAGATATTGACGGAGTTTTAAACACTCCTAGCTATGCGGTCCAGGCACATGCTATGTGGAAACGCACAAACGGATGGTTTAAAAGCAGGGACAAATACGGCCAGGTATTTGATCCTATGGCGTGTGCTTGTCTCGAATACCTTGTTGATACTACAGGCGCAAAAGTTGTTATTTCTTCAACGTGGCGCAAATCAGGATTGCAGATTATGAAAAACATGTTTATTGAAAGAGGCATTGGGATAACTGTAATTGATATTACGCCTGAAACAGAACTTATCAGAGGCCTTGAAATAGAAAAGTGGTTATATGAAAACCCTGTTGCAAATTATGTTATCCTTGATGACAATAACGATTTCACACAATATCAGTTAGAAAATCACTTTGTAGATTGTTCCGGCAAGTTTGGATTCGATCATAACGCTATGGTAAAAGCTTTAAAAATACTTTTAACCAGATCATAAATATTTCACTTTTAAGTAAAACATGACGTTTTTTTGATCCTGTTTTGATCGGTTTGTGAAAATAATTTCAAAATACTTTTTTAGTGTTTTGTAAGTTGTTATAATATAGTTAGTTATAGCCTTATTTAGAATGAAAATAAATTTGTTTGTTTTGTTGTATATACCATATAAGGTATTATCTTTACTTCATCAAACAAGCAGAATTCTAACCTTTAAAAATCCAAAACAATGAAAACTACAATGGCAACTATCAAATCATTTATCAACAAAAATTCAGATAACCTTTTTGTAAAAGAAATCAGTTCATTTGACGGAATGACAGATTGCGTTGAATCAGTAGAAGATGATTTCAGCGCAGTGACTAAGGAAAATGCTTTAGGAATTAAAGGATGTTATGTTGTTGGAAGTTCAAGAGATTATATAAGGCCTTTTGAAAATGATCAGTTTATCGGATTTAAAATTTCAAACTGTTGCGGCTCCGGAATAATAGCTACCAAAAAAGCAAACTAACATGACAGCCTCTGAAAAAATCAAAACCCTGCGAACTAAAGCAGGGTTTACACAATCTCAACTGGCTGAAAAGCTAGGAGTAAAACAGCCTAAGGTTGCTCAGTGGGAATCCGGCAAAGTTGAACCACTTTACAAAACAGTAATAAGAATAGAGGAAATTTGTAAACATCCAACAAAATGAACTCAATCCATAAACGACACAAAGCAAATTTTACACTTGGTTTAATTATCATTGCAATTATACTGCTTGTAGAATTAATTAAATATTTGATAAACCTGTAAAACCCCAACAATATGAAAACAGAAAACTTTGAAATCTATTTCGGCTATGTAAATTTATTCTTATCCGGCAAAGGATTGGACATTAACAAACTTCAACAAACCGATATTTCGGTTTTTGTTATCTTCTGCCAAAAGTATCTGAATAAGGAAATATCTGATTCAATCACTTACCAGATCATTGCGGAAATCACCGGATAATTAACCTATAGGTTAATTTTTCAAAGCCTCTGAACTCTCAGGGGCTTTTTTATTTTCATTAGTTTTAAAACATTTTTATTCGATTTCTAATATTTTGTTGTATAATATGCAAAAATAAACTGTATGCCTTTTACAATTGAACAGTATAATTCTTTAACTGAATCTATAGCAAGCGGGAGCTTGTCGGTTAAATATGCTGATAAAGAGGTGACATATAGAAGTTTAAAAGACATGAAAGAGATTCTCGGAATGATGAAAACGGAACTCTTCCCTGGCACAACTTCAAACAGGCGCAAATACGCTGAACACTCAAAAGGATTATACACGACATGCGAATGAACTTAATTGATAAAGCTATTTCATTTGTCAGTCCTAAAGCCGGACTTCGCAGGGCTATTCAGCGTGAAAATGTAAGATCATACGAAGCAGCAAGCCACGGCAGACGGACAAGGATGTTCGATCAGGCTACATCTTCAGGGCCAAACTTAGAAATTTCCGGTGCATTATCAACCCTCCGCAACCGTTCCCGTAAAATGGTAAGGGATAACGGCTGGGCGAAACGTGCAATTCAATCTATAACCAGAAACGTTGTAGGCGAAGGAATAAGACCGGCTCCGGTTGGAACCAGAAACCAAATAAAGAAAGCAAAAACACTCTGGAAGAATTGGGCTGAATCAACCGTTTGCGATTGGTACGGCAAATCAACCTTTTACGGCCTACAGGCTTTGGTTATGAATGGAATTGCTGAAGGTGGTGATGTTCTCATACTTCGCAGGCGTGTTACTCCAACTCCAGAAAATCCTATCCCTATCAAAATTCAAGTTTTGGAAGGTGACCAGCTCGACCACTTCAAAGATTTCGGTTCATACGATGGAAAGTCTTATTGTCGTTTAGGGGTGCAATATTCCAAAGAAGGAGTTCTGGAAGGTTACTGGGTTTATGATTCTCATCCTTCTGATGGTAATAATTTCGCTCAGTCCTTAACATCTTCATTTGTCAGCAAAGAAGATTGTTTACATGTTTACGAACTTTTAAGAATTGGTCAGATTAGAGGGATTCCGATGGGAGTTTCAGCATTTATAAAACTTGGTGATTTCTCAGATTATGAGGACGCTCAATTATTAAGACAGAAAATTGCAGCCTGTTTTGTTGCCTTTGTTTCAGGTGATGAAGATAAAGCGGCAGACGTTGACCCGTTGGAACGCTTGGAACCTGGGATCATTGAATATTTAAAATCAGGCGAAACAGTTACTTTCGGAAATCCTCCTCCGGCTGAAGGTTACAGCGAATACACAAAAAAGATTTTACAAGGGATTGCAGCCGCTTACGGTATCACATATGAAATGTTGACAATGGATTATTCCAATGTCAATTTCTCTTCTGGCCGTATGGCGAAAATTGACATTTCAGGCAATTTCAGGAACTTGCAATATAACATGCTTGTCCCTCAGCTTTGTGTCCCTATTTGGGACTGGTTTATGCAAGCCGCTATTATGGCAGGGCTTACAAGTTCAAAGATCGTTTGTTCCGCAACCGATTGGACGGCTCCAAGAGTTCAGCAACTTGACCCGACAAAAGAAACGGCAGCCAGAGTTTTGCAAATTCAATCCGGATTAACAACTATTTCCGAATGTTTACGCGAAGATGGCCGCGACCCTGAAGAATTCTTTGAGGAATACGCTCAGGATATGGAACGGCTCAAAAAGTTAGGAATCACACTTTCAAGTATTATTTTGCCGGTTGAAGAGCCGGAAGAAACCAATAATAACACCGATGGAGACAAAGGAAATTAAAACCATGACAAGCCATATCAGGGCAATGGTTACACCTAATTCTTTTAATAAAGAAGAAGGTACATTCGAAGTAACATTTGCAACAGAGGTATCAATTCCGGCTTATCACTGGGATTTAGGACCATATAATGAAATACTTTCCTGTGATGCAAAAAATGTACGCATGGAAAGAGCTTTAGCCGGTTTGCCTGTATTCGATAGCCACTACCCGCGAAATGCTATGTCTCAACTTGGCACGGCTGAAAATATAAAGTTTTCAAAAGGTCAGGCAACTGCAACAATAAGACTTGGCGCAAGAGCTGATGACGCTTTAAAAGCTGACATTGAAGCCGGAATAATTAAAGGCATTTCAGCCGGATATAATGTTTATGCTTATACTCAAATCGGTGACGTAAAGCCAGGAAGTCGTGAAAATCCAACTTACAAGGCCACTGATTGGGAACCTACAGAAATTTCATTTGCACCTGTTCAGGCAGATGTGAACGCAGGAATCAGAAGTCAGGAAACTGACAATTTACATACATTAACAATTAACTCAGAAACAAAAATGGAAGATGAAACCGTAATTGTGGAGCAAACAAGGGAGCAAAAGACTCCGGCAACTCCCGAAACTCCACAAACTAAGGTGGATGTTTCAAAAATTCGTCAGGAGGCTACCGATGCAAACAAAGCTCGTTTGGATGCAATCCTGAAATCAACCCGTGCCGCTAAAATCAGCGACACCGAAGCAATTGAATATTTCAACGGACCCGAAACCATTGAGAACATTCGCCAGCTTGTTATTGACAAGTTTGTGAAGGATGATCCTAAAGCGGACGGAAACGTTGATATCACAACCGGCAAAGAAGGTATCGAAAAGAAACGCGAAGCAGCTGAACATGCTATTTTGAACCGTATCGATTCAAAAGCCTTCCCACTCGAAAAAGTTGAAGGTTCACGTGATTTCAGAGGTTTGGCAGTTCACGAAATTGCAAAAGAATTCATCCTTGAACGTGGCGGGAATGTCCGTATGCTTTCAAAAGAAGTTCTTGCTGAAATGGTTTTCCGTCAACGTGATATGTCAACCGGAGATTTCCCGTTGTTGCTCGAAAACGTTATGAATAAAGCTCTCCGTGGCGAATATCAGTATGCACCTGAATTCTGGGCTACTATTGCAAAAGAAACTTCTGTTTCCGACTTCAAAGCAAAATCACTTTATCAGGTTGACAGCACAAACGGAATGGCAAAGATTCCCGAAGGTGGCGAAATCAAATACGGTAAATTGGTTGAAGCAAAACAATCAATTGCAGTTGAATCATTCGGAGAAGGTTTGCAGTTTACCCGCAAAGCCTTTATCAATGATGACCTTTCGGCACTTGCCACTATTCCAAACAAATTTGTTTTGGACTGGCAAACCACACAGGGCGATCTTATCTGGGGCATGATTACCGGAAACGTGAAACTCGCTGATACAATTGACCTTTTCCATGCCGATCATAAAAACCTGTTAACAGGTGGTGGTTCAGCTTTGGCCGATGCTGGCTTAACAGCAGCATTAAAAGCTTTCAGGCTCCAGCTTGGACTTGACGGCAAACGCAAAATACGTGTTTCGCCTAAATTCCTCATCGTTGCTCCTGACCTTGAAGTTACTGCAAAGAAACTTCTTTCGGCTGTTCTTTCGAGTGCAGTTAGTGAAGTAAACGTATGGGCAAATGCTTTCACTCTTATCGTTGAGCCTCGCTTGACCGGAAATGCTTGGTATTTAGCAGCCGATCCTTCAGCTATTGACGGTCTTTATTATGCTTACCTTAACGGGAACGCTGGACTTCGCTCAAATCGTGAAGATAACTTCAAAACGGATTCAATCGATTTCGCTGTTCGTGGTGAATTTGGAGTTGCTGCAATTGATTATCGTGGATGGCAGAAAAATGCCGGTGCATAATCTGTGAAAAAACAGGGAGGCTTCAAAACCTCCCTTATTTCAAACCTTAAAAATCAAAAAAGAAAATGAATAATTTTATATGCACTGGCGAACGCTTAGAAGTCGCTGCTCCCGTCGGAGGGCTTACATCCGGTCAAATTTACATCGTTGGCTCAAAAGCTACCGTTGTTATTAGCGGAGGCGTTGAGGGCGCAATTTGTGCCGTAATGACCGAAGGAGTTTTCGAACTTGCAAAAGCCGTTGGAGTTATCAACATAGGTCAGCGTTTGTTCTGGGACAGCACAAACAGTTGCCTTACCACAACAGCAGCCGGAAATACTTATGTAGGGTACGCTTACAAAGCCGCTGCAAATGCTGATGTAACCGCTTTCGTTACTTTGGTTGACAATACCGGAGGCAATCAGGCCGCTTTAGTAGCTGCTATCACAACTGCAAATGGTTCAGACCTCGCCACAACTCAGGCTCTTGCAAATGCAACCAAAACAACGGTTAATGCAATTCAGGCCGCTTTAGTTGCAGCCGGTTTAATGGCAAACGCATAATCATGGCTTTATTTGACAGCAACCAAAGGAATTTAATTGCCTCCATTCAAAACGTGTTTGGTGATATACTCCTTTGGATGCCGTCAAATGGAGTTCAACAATCTGCAAAAGTTCTTTACAATTCGCCTGAAGCAAAACAGAATCTTGGTGATGTCGATAAATACGAATACAACCCTTATAATTATTGGTTCGATTATTTTATCGATCATTTAACCGGATTAAAAGATTCTGTTGATTCAGGAAATTTAGAGCTTGTCACAGTGAAAGGGTTAACGCTTGTAGTCCGTCAAGTTGTATTAAAGTTTGACGGGAAAACATGCATAGCATTTTGCGAAGAACATCTTGCAGATAAAACCCCTGAAGAAATAAACCTGGAACCAATACCGGAACCATGAGCCGCTACGAAAGTTTAGAAAACAGCATTTGCGCTTTATTTAATCAACCTCTTAAAAATCAAGAGGTTTTTGATATTGCGCCTTTGCCCGAAAACGAAACCGAATACCGGCCAACTTTACCCCGTCCTCAGGTTTATGTTTCTTACGATAGTTCAGAGTTTACAAGCTCCGAAACACTCTCAAAAGTAACTCAGGAAGAAAGGCTTTTGATCGGTATTGAGATTCATTCTAAATTCAGAAACGGGACAAAGGGCGTGTTCTCAATATTTGATGCTATTAACAAAAAGTTGCTTGGTTATAAACTGATGGGATTTGATAGGTTTTCGCTTATTAAATCCGGTTGTTTACCTGGGGCCGGTGCAAATCACTGGGTTTTTTATGCTCAATACACCGTTACCGGCCATATAACCGACCAACAGAAGGATCCTGATTATACTGAAAATATTTTATTGAATCCCGAATTCATAATTGCAGCAACATGAAAACTTACATCTGTAACGCTCAAATTCTTGCAAGTCCTAAGTTTATCGCTCACTTTGGCGATACTTTAGAGCTTGACGAAAATGATGCTTATACGAAAACGCTTGAAGCAAAGAAATTTATTTATCCGGCAAAAACGGAGCAAACGAAAACTAAAAAACAAAAATAATGTCAGCAGATTTTCTTCACGGTGTTGAAACCGTACAAGTAAAGGCTTCAGGCGGAAATCTTAAAACCGTTAAGACTTCTGTTATTGGCCTCATTGGAACAGCCGAAAATGATGTTACAAATGAGTTGATTTTGTGTACATCCGAAACTGATGATGCTTTATTTGGAGATACTGGAACAATTCCAACAGCTCTTAAAATAATAAGGCAGCAATACAAATCCGCTATTGTGTTCGCTATTTCGATAGCAACAACCGGAACCACACCAACAGCAGCCGATTTTGAGGGCGAAATTGACGCTATAACAGGCGTTAAAACAGGTCTTTTCCTTTTCGAAGATTGCTATTCAAATTTCGGATTCCTTCCAAAGATCATAATTGCGCCTACATATTCGGCAACTGCTACAATTGCAACCCTTATACGTGCAACTGCTTTGCAATTCAGGGCAGCCGCTTATATTGATTCACCTCTTGGAATGACAATTGCAGCAGCAAAAACAAGCCGTGGAGTTTCGGGAGTTTGGAATTTTTCAGACTACCGTGCAAAACTTCTTTTCCCTGGAGTTGTAAATTCCGAATTAGGAACTCTTCCTCTTTCGCCTTTTGCAGCCGGAAATCGTGCCGCTGTTGACAATAATGAAGGATTCTGGTTCAGTAGTTCAAATCACGAATTACAGGGCGTTATGGGTCTCGAAACGCTTATTACTTCAGCTATCAATGATCCTGCTTCTGATTCAAACCTGTTGAATGCAGCCGGTATTACAACAGTTTTCAATACCTACGGCTCAGGCTTCAGGGAATGGGGAAATCGTAACTCAGCATTTCCTACCAATACCGACCCGCGAACATTTGAATCAATCCAAAGGCTTGACGATATCACATCCGAAAGCATTGAGCTGGCCATGTTGCCGTTCCTTGATAAACCAATGAATCAGGCTCAAATTGACCTTGTTTCTGAAACGGTAAACAGCTATTTCAATAACCTTATTTCAAAAGGTGCTTTATTGCCAGGTTCAAAATGCTATTTCGACAAAACAAAAAATACGGTTGAAGAAATGGCAGCCGGTCATTTTGTTTGGACAAAAGAATTCATGGGAGCCGTTCCAGGTGAACGGTTGACCTTCTACAGCGTAATTGACACAAACTTACTTTCAAAACTTATATCGTAATGGGACTCGGAGTAGCAAAAATCAGAGATGCTAATGTGTATGTGGAAGGAACCACAACTCACGGCTATGCAAGCGAAATCACCTTGCCAGACATTGAGGCTTCGATGTCAGAATACAAAGCTCTTGGAATGGTTGGCACAAAAGAACTGTTTCAGGGTTTTGGTAAAATGGAGGCTTCAATCAAATGGAATGCACCTTCAGAAGATATTTTGAAAGCCTGTGCCGACCCTCGGAAATCAGTTTCTTTAATGGTTCGCACTTCCCGCGAAGTTTACGAAAACGGAAGTGTTTCAGAGGAACAACCTGTAGCATACTACCTGAAAGGCTGTTCAAAGAACTTTAACGCTGGTTCATTCAAAGCCAAAGAAGATACTGAAACTGAAACAAAGTTCGCGGTCAGCTATTTTAAAATGATTCAGAACGGAAACGAAATCTATGAACTCGATGTTGATAATAATATCTTCAAAATCGGAGGAGTTGACCAGTTAGCCAATTATCGCAACAATTTAGGACTGTAAAAATGGAAGAAATCACCCTCAATGATGGCCGTAAGGTCACAAAGCGCAAGGTCAAAGTTCGTGACCTTGCGAATGCTGAAGCTCAGGCAAAAGGCAAAGATCACCTTATCAAATATGCTATTATGGGAGCAAAGATTCTCATTAACGACAAACCGGCAGTCCTTGAAGATATTCTCGACATGGATGAAGATGAACTTGTAAAAGTAGGAGAGTTGTTTGAGGATGACATCCCAAACGTTTAATCCCGATGGAGGATGTCGTGTTTTTGGCACGGTTTACTTCATCGGGTATTAACCCGACTTTAAACATGGAAGTCGGGCTATTTGAAAAGTGCCTTGAATCTGCTTTAAATCAGTACGAACTCGAAAACAAAAAAGGATAATGGCCGGTGTGATGAAATTAGGTTTGATATTGTCCGCGACAGATAAGATGTCGAGGGTAGTTTCTACAGCCGTTGACAAATCAGCCGCAAAATTCCAAAGGCTTAATAAGTCAATGGAAAGCATGAACAGGCTGTCAAATCAAATGTTTGTTGCCGGAGGAGTTGCAGCAGCCGGAATATTTAAAGTGATAGCAGGCTCAGAAAAAGCCAGAGAAGCTACAGCCAGATTAGACAATGCGTTCAAAAGCATGTGGGGTGATACTGCTTATATTGCATCTGTTGTAAAGGAACAGGATAGATTGGCAGATGTAATGGAAATGCAAATAGGCATAGAAGCGGAGGCTATAAAATTAACGCAGGCTAAATTAGTTACCTTCAAAAACGTATCAAGTCAATCCGCTATAATGTCCGGAGTTTTTGAAAGGGCAACAAGAGCCGCTCACGATATGGCAGCCGGAGGATTTGGAGATGCTGCGAATAATGCCGTAATGTTAGGAAAAGCTCTGGAAGATCCTTTAAGAATGGCAACAGCATTGAAGAGAACTGGTACATTAACCGCTTCTGATGTAGTAAATGTTCAGGCTATTGCCAGAACAAAAGGTTTAGCGGCAGCACAGCAAGCTGTTTTATCAGCTATTGAACGACAGTTTAAAGGAAGCGCAGAAGCAACAGCAAAATCAACTGAAAGGCTTAGGCTCGGCATTGGTCAGGTTGCGGATGCTATTGGTGATATATTTTTACCGGCAATAGATCAGGCTGCAAATGGTTCTCAAAATGTATTTACAAAAATGGTTTCTTGGGTCAGGGCAAACAATGAAACTATTAAAACAGTTGCAAAAGTAGCACTTGGAATGCTGGCACTTGCAGCCGCTATCCGTGTAGTGACATTTACAATATCTGTTGTGAAAATGGCTACAATAGCATACACAGCTGTTATGGCCTTTGCAAAATCTTCAATGATTCTTTTTAAGATTCAATATTATGGGCTTATTGCAGCTCAATGGCTTTTAAACGCTGCAATGACAGCTAATCCAATCGGTTTAATTATTGCCGGAATTGCTTTACTTGTTGCCGGAGTTGTTTTAGCATGGAAAAAGTTCGCAGGCTTCAGGGCGGTTATTCTTACCGTTTGGGAAACTGTAAAAGGCTTTGGAAATATCCTGAAAGAATATGTTCTCGACAGAATTAAGGGAATAATCGGAGGTTTGGGAAGTATGGGTAAGGCTATTGGTTTACTTTTCGAAGGTAAGTTTAAAGCTGCTTTTAATGAAGCAAAAACCGGAGTAAAAGCATTATCAGGCTACGATGCCGCAATGAAAGCAGCCACAAAAACAAAGGCTTTGATGGGTAATGTTTCCACTACCTACACTAACACGCTGGCAAAGGAACGTGAAGCACAGCCGAAATCAACACAGGCTATGCAGTCAGTTCAAACTAACAATGCAAAATCAAACAGTTCCGTTCAGTATGCACCTGTTATTCATATCGCTTCAGGTAGTGCAGCAGATAAAGAATCTTTCAGGAAACAACTTGAAGAGAATTTAGCAGCTTTTGAGCAAATGATGGGAAGAGTTAACAATAAAAACCAACGCTTATCATACCGTTAACATGCTTTTTCAACTTGGTGATTATGTTTTTGAGGGTTTAAAACTTCCACAATCCTGGGGGCTTTCGTTTGCGACTAATTACGCACAAATCCCGATTATTGGAGGGAAGCCGGTAGTTCAAAAACTTGATGAAAAACTAGTTGAACAGGAATTTACTGTTTTGTTTTCTGATGAGTTTTGCGTTCCTGTTGATGAAATAAACGCTTTGCAGAAATACCGGAGAAACGGCAATGTTTTGCCACTTACCGGAGGCGATGGCCAGAATTACGGCAAATATGTAATTACCGAAATATCCCAAACAAACGCACGTGCAAATGATTCTACAGGTTATATTTCAGCAATCGAAGCAACTATTAAATTACTTGAATATAACACAACTGCAAGCACGGTAGTAAATGACGGGCTGGCACTCAGGACAAAGAATCTTAAACCTTTACTTCCCAAACAGCCTACTTTATTTCAGGCCGCAGATTTACAAGTTGATTTAACAAAAGGATTGCAGGCTTCGAAAAATATTTCAGACGGGGCAAAGAAATCAACCGTAAAATTTGCACACATTTCAAAAATGTGTACTGATGCAAAAGGTTATTTTGAAACGGCAAACGACAAAGTTCAGTTAACAAAAAAGATTTATGATAGGGCTGTTAGTTTGCCTGAATCACTTCAAATTGCCGGAAATGCTTTAGCTGATGTAAAAGCAGCAGCTGACATTCAGGATTTAACTGATTTGTTATCTGCAAATGTCGCTCTTGAACGTGCAATGTATAACTTAACAAGTGCATCCGCTCCGGTGGCTGCATTTATTGGAAGTCGGGAGGCTGGCATATGATACAATCAATTAACTACACAGTTAAGCAAAGCGAAAGATGGGATTCTTTAGCATGGAAATTTTACGGCTCTGTAAAGGCAATGAATGTGTTAATTGAAAACAATCCTACAATTCCGCTCAGTGCGGTTTTAGCAGCCGGAACTCAGGTAATAGTTCCGATCATTGACAATACAAGCGAAATAGTGAAATCAACAAATTTGCCCCCGTGGAAGAGATAGCCAGACAGCCGGATTGTCGCATACTGTGGAACTCAAAGGACGTTACAACCGACCTCAGAGCTTTCAACAGTGCTGTTTCTTATACGGATCATGAAGAAGGCGCAAGCGATGACATTTCAATTGACCTTGATAACTCAGAGGGTTTATGGTCCGGTGACTGGTATCCGGTTGAAGGTGACACTTTAGAATTGTTTATTGGTTATACTGATAAAATGGTTTCCTGTGGCTTGTTTCAGATTGATGAACTTACGCTTTCGGGTCCTCCTCACAAAATCAGTATTAAAGCTATTTCTTCATTTGTTTCAAAGAGTTTGAGAACCCGAAACAATAAGGCTTTCGAGGCTCAGACTTTACGACAGATTGCGCAATTCTATTGCACAAAACACAGTTTAAAACTGATTGATGAAACTGATAACATCCTTTCTCAAATTTACCTTGAACGCAAAACTCAGGAAAATAAAACAGACCTTCAATTTTTAGCTGAATTAGCAACTGAGTTTGGATTCTTATTTTCGGTAAAAGGTGAAAACCTGATTTTTACCAGCTATTACAATTTAGATAATGCTGAACCCGTAAAGGATATTTCAGTAAATCAAATCGGTAATTATTCAATCACTGAAAAAACTTACGATACTTATTCGGAGGCTTCGATTACAAAAAGAGTTGTCAGAAAAAACAAAGTTGTTTCCGATGTTCAAACGGGAGATATAACCTGGACAACAAACACAAATGTTCAATCCGGCCATGTCGAAAATACCAAACAAGCCGAAATAAAAAACAAATCCGGATTGTGGAATAAAAACCGTTTCAAACAATCAGGAACCCTAAATAATTTACCTGGTGACCCTGATTTGATAGCCGGAATAAATTTCAATCTTACCGGAATTGGTCAGGCTTCAGGTACTTATCATATTGTGAAATCTTCACATGATATTTCCGCTTCAGGAGCTTATACAACTACTCTCGAAATCCGCAAAACCGGAACAATACCGGAACCGAAAAGAGTTCCAGCACCGGCAAAGGAAAAAAATACTTATGACGAGAATTCAACGGATTATGAAGATAATAATGAAGAAATCTTAAATTAATAAATATACCTCAATGAACAATTTAACTTACGGAGAAGCCTTAGAAGCCGCAAAGCAAGGCAAGTTAATCAGCCGCGAAGGTTGGAATGGAAAAGGAATGTTTGTTTTTAAACGTCCTGAAGATACGCTCAATATTGGCATATTGCTTGGATTGAGATCGCTACCAAAAAATGTAAAAGATTATTATGAGGCAAAACATCAACCTATTGCAAATGAAACTGATGTTAAGATAACCTTCACGGCTTATTTGTGCATGAAAGCAGCTGATGACACTATTGTAAATGGTTGGTTGGCAAGTCAAACAGATATGCTTTCAAATGATTGGTGCATACTTGATTAAATAAAACAAATGCTACGCTACGGACTTATAAACGAACTTGGAACAAATGAAAACTTAGGTTTTGCCCGTGTTCATTTCGATGAACTTGAAATAAAATCCGGCTGGCTTTCTTTGCCGTGTTCAGGTTCAAAAGCGGTTAAATCATGGGTAACATTTCCAATCAATACGCAAGTTGCGGTTATCATGCACCCTGATGGTGAAGAAGGTGCAATTATCGGCTCTACATGGTCAGATACTGATTCACCTCCCACATTTGCAAGTGATACAGTCAGAGGGATTGAATTTCCTGATGGGATGCAAATTTATTATGACTGGAATTCTCACAAATTATCCGTATTATCTGCAAACGAAATTGAAATCGATTGCACAAACCTGAAAGTAAAAGGTGATTTAAATGTTGAAGGAAATATCGAAGCTACTCAGCAAGTTTCGGCTATGACATTAACTCCTGCAACAAAAGTCACTCTTTCGCTACATCAGCATACATCATTTGGTACACCTCCAACACCTGGCATATAATGAACGACCAAAGTATAAATCAGTCAGACCCTTCAACATGGGTAAGGGATTTCGAGGATATTAAACAGTGTTGGCAAAACATCCTGTTTACTATTCCTGGAACATTTCCTTTGTTGCCTGAATTTGGTTGTGATTTATTCAAGTACATTGATAAACCAATTACAGACAGTTTCGGAAAAGTCCGCAATGTTATTATTGCAGCTCTGGAACGCTTTGAGCCTCGTGCCAGAATTGATAAAGTTACCCGCACAATTAACGGTTCTCAGTTGCTTGTTAATATCGAAGGAACGCAAATAAATACAAACCTTCCCTTAACGGCTCAAATTGATTTAAGCACAGGAGCCGAAACGCAACTGATTAATTATGCTTCCATTGTACCTGTTACAATCGTTATTGGTGGAAGTGCTGAACACGACAGGCTTCATAATCTGAGTTCATTGGCCGATCATGAATCCGTTACCGGAACAGATAAGGGCAAAATACTTACAACTGATGAATCCGGTGCAATTGATTTTTCAAATGTTTTAGACGCGAATTTATGAAAGGGGTACTTTTCCAACTTAAAAGATATACTGCTTCTGAATGGTCAGATAGCAACCCTGTTTTATTGAGCGGTGAACCTGGCATTGAATTACAAGAAGATGCTAGTATAAAAATGAAATTCGGCAACGGGGTTGATAACTGGAACGATTTACCATACTTTGCAAACAGTCAAACTATACCTCCAGCTGAATCAGGATCATTCAAAGGAACTTGCGACACTCACACCGACCCTGGAACTCCAACTACTAATGAATGGTGGTCAGCAACAGAAGTAGGCGTTTACCCTCATTTCGGAGATGTAGAAGTTTTATCACTTGATGAAGTTTT